TTAAACTAAATTTTGATAATGCATGTATGGCCCATCAAATTTGACTGCTACTTTACCAGTCGCTGCATTACGAGCTTTGGCCACTATTAATTCACCAGTCCCTTTAGCTTCACTGTTTTCGTTATAGACTTCATCTCGATACAGTAATATTACTGTTGTCGCATCTTGCTCTAAACTGCCAGATTCTTTCAAATCAGACAAAAGAGGATGTTTATCAGAACGAGATTCAACTGAGCGGTTTAATTGTGAAAGCAGAACTAAAGGAATATTGAAATCTTTACAATGAATTTTTAGCTGTCTACTAATATTGCCCACTTCAACAGCACGATTTTCATTGTTTTTTTCACCTGATGACATTAACTGTACATAATCAACTGCAACAAATATTGGTTGGCCATATAAACGTGTATAGCGCTGAACTTTACGTCTAAAAATAGCTGGAGTTAAATACGCATTATCATCAATAATAAGAAATTTTTTTAATTTCAATAAAATTGCAATCGCTGCAGAAATTTTTCCGTAATCACTATCGTCAAGATTTTTATTTTTTATATCGATAAATGGTACATGGGATAATGTAGCTAATAATCGCAACATCAACGATTGCGCATCCATTTCTAAACTAAAAACAAAAACAGGTTGTATAGGTAAATTAGGATTATCATTAAGCGCTATTATTTGATTGTAAATCAATGAAATAAGAAATGCTGTTTTCCCCATGGAAGGTCTTGCGGCAATAATTGTAATTTCCTTGGGTTCCAACCCACCTATTTTAGAATCCAAATTTTTAAAACCTGTTGGAATAAATGGAGAGTGCTCCGTTTCCAAAAATGTCATAATATTATTCAACATTGCTGGTATAAGTTGCTCATCTTGATTATCTACAGCATGTCCCAACTGAAAAAGTTCGGATTCCGTTTGTGCTATAATCTGATTACTGCTGTCTGAATTACTAAATGACGCTTTTGTGAGCTTTTTTATCAATGTTTTTGCAATATTATTTGCACTACGAGCTTTTGTATAATTGCGTAAAATTGATGCGTAGTGTTTAAAATTTGTTGCCCGTGGTGTATCTCTACTCAACTCAGCTAAATATGCTAACCCCCCGCAATTTTTTAGTTGTTCTTCGGAAAGAGCCTGAGATACAGTCAGAATATCCGCATGCTTACCTTCTTGAATTAAAGAAACTATGGCATTAAAAATCAATTTGTGCTGTGGTATATAAAAATCGTCCACTTTTATTTCAAATGTATCATCAATACAGCTATTATCGATTAATAATGCACCTAATACTGATCGCTCAGTATCATTAGAATAAAATTGCTTATTCATATAATCACCTTGTTATTTATTGTGAACAAAAATAAAAATGATTAATGAGCAATTTCGGTTTTCATAAATGCATCAAATTGTGGCTGATACCTAGGTAATAGGTGTTGACACAAATAATAAATATCGTCTTTGATACTTTGAGCTTGGGCTTTTGTTATTTTATATGGATGAGCTACTTTATTTGTTGGTTCGGTATAATGTTGAAATGCTGCAATACCGAGTGATGCTGCAACTTTGTAACTATTCTTCTTTTTAATATCTTTATCTAAAACAGTAATTTGAAAAGGTAATTGTGACAAAGATTTGATTTGTTGATTAAAAAGTTCTTTTATACGACGGCAATCATTATTTTCTTCTACTCGATTAAAAAACGTATAAACAGGAGGTAATTCTATTCCGTAATCCGTAAAAGGAATCAAACTTCTAAATAAATTAGAAATAGTGCCTCGCAGATATTCTCGAACGCCTGGCATGGAAGGATCTAGCGGAGATAAAACCACATCAGAAGCAAGTACTGCCATATTGACCGTTGGATCAATTGTTCCGACCGTATCAATAACTATCACATCGTACTCGTTTTTGAGAAGTTTTAAGCATGATTTTAGACGGATAATACCATCGGCCGAAGCGTTTAAATGGGAAACAATTTCTTGTCTAACGCTGTTTGATGACATAACATCTAAATTTTGTGTTGTCGTCGCAGATATTAGTTTATCTAAATCTGTTTCATGCATTATAAGAAACTCATAAACGCCATACGGAGCCTCTTTTTGCAATGGAAAATATGAACAAGCTGTAGGCTGCTCTAAGTCAAAATCCAGTAATAGTGTTTTTAACCCCGAATGTGCTATAAAAGCAGCAATATTAACTGCTGTAGTAGATTTGGTAGAACCGCCTTTAGTATCGGCTATAGTGATCACTGTTGCATTTTTTTTCATGATATTAACCCTTAAAAAATTAAAAATTTATTAAACATTAAAATCATGATATTGATGGTGGCCCCTACTGGACTTGAACCAGTGACCAATCGATTATGAGTGACACGTATTATTTTATAGCGTAATTTTAATTTATTATAAATCAATCAGATAAGAGGTTAGCCAAACTAATTGCTGTTCATTTATTCACTATTTTTTAGTTTATTTTACATTATCTACGGCACAAATATGGCACAAACATTTTTGTGATTTGCTCTCCATAATTTCACATCACAATTTCACATCAAAATACAATCAATATAAAATACTCCAAAAAATTCTAACTTCGCTTATCATGATAACAATAAACTACACACTACCAATTTACATACGAATGGCGCCCGAAGATTACGAAATTGAAATCACGGGCGAGTGCTACATTATCAACAGCGGCAACGAGCACAATTATGTATTCTATCAAACGCAGAAAACACTATACGATATCGCTGATTTTGTGATGTTAGAAGACGCTGTTGAGTATTGTAAGTTGAAGATTGATAGTGTGACGTGATGTTATTGTGGTTTTTCGGGAAACTCTACATTAATATTAGACACATCAACACGCGTTAATAAAATGCGATATTTTCTCCACGCTTTTAGCTGAATCTCTTCATCCGCTTCTTTCATATCTAAATCAATAATATCTTGCAAAATAGCTATTTTTTCATTTGATTCGCGAATTAGATATTCTTGTTTTCGTTTTCTAGTTTCAATAAAATTTTTATTTTTTACATCTTTATCTAATACCCATTTTTTTCCATCCCACTTGCAAAAATCGAACGGTTCAAGTAGTGTGAAGCCATCTTTGATTTTACCGAGATAATCTACTTCGTTCGATTTTTTCGTCTCAATGTTATATACTTTTTTGTTTCTGTTATCTTCAACTAAAATCCATTTACCGTTTTTTTCACAAGGCCAGTATCCATCCTTAAACTCCGGTTTTATACGCAACGCGTTATCTGGCGGATATGTATTTTCGGTTGCTTCTGTCATATAAGAAAAAGGTTTTAGTTCTTTGCTGTTATCGTAATGATAATTAATCATATTAAACTCCCAAATAAATTACAGGTGTCATACCGATGTTCATCGGCCTGTTTTCATCTGCGGTCGGTACAACGCGTGATGCATCAAAATCGAAAAATGCCCACTTCATTTCACGCGAACCACCTTGCAACCAATCGTTATCGCTGTGATAAACTGATATCGCTCCATCCCGCTCTCCTTTTGTTATGTTTTTATGCCCGATTATTGCTCGTTCTTCACCGTTAGGAATCGCCCCTTTAATGTTTCTAATAGCGTCACCCTCAATAGTACCTACTTGTCTATTTGTTCCGTTTACCGCTCGTTCAAAATAACCTCGTCCGTCTGCGGCAAACGCTGTCGGCACATTAATGTGTTGTTTACCATTAATTACTTGTATTTTTATGTTGTGATCTCTTTTGTAGTTAGTAGACAAACTATTTAAAACCCGCCCTTGTGGCGAATCTAAAAGATATTTGTCGCCATTACGTATATACCACCCAAACGGCAACTCATCACGACGAAACGGCATTAAGCGCATGTCTCCGACTAAAATATATTGATTAATATTTGCTGTTGTGATTTGTTCAACCCATGGCTCCCAGGCTTTTGGGGCCCCCAGATAATTTCTAATAAACTGTCGAGAATTTTTATATGTTATATAAATCTGACAACATCCAGCTCCGTCTGCGCCGTTTTTAAAAACTTGCAACGTACCGGCTTGGTTAATTGGGTACCCATTCTCAACAATCGCCTGTGCATTTCTGCCTTGAAAATAAATACCTTCATTCATCCCAGTTAGATTGTTTATGTTTGTATTCGATAAATTACCTAAAACTTTCAATAGTTTAGAAGTATCAACAGTAGACGCCCAGTTTTTAGCATTAACAGCTGATTTTGAAGCTTCTTGCTCTGATGTTTTAGCGTTATTCTCTGATACTTTAGCTGCATTCGCACTATTGCTAGATTGTTGAGCTGAGTTGCGTGACGCTGTTGCTGATGAACTCGCACTATCTGCACTGCTTTTTGCTGAATCTGAATACGATTTAGCTGAAGTGTTAGCGTTGGTTGCTGTCGCAGCTGATGCGCTTGCAGATTGCGCAAAATTATTTGCTTTCGTTTCACTGTTTTTTGCATTATCAGCACTAATTTTTGCATTCGTTTCAGATGTTTTGCTATTACGCTCTGAATTCGCTGCTTTTTCAGCAGATTTACCTGCATGATTTTTGGCGTCAATAACATCTCTCAGTATTGTGGGCGTAATTTCACTCTCAGCGGGATTCAGTAAAAAATCATTTAATGTACCGTCTTTTGAGTCAGAAAACACCTGAATTGTGCCAAGCCTCTTTGGCGGAAATCCATTTATAATTAACTTTACTTCATAGTCACACGGCAATACGTTCATCATGTAGCTGCCATTATTTGCGACTTGAAATGCTTGCGTTTGTGTTAGTACTTTGCTTGTTGTTTTTTTTGCGTATAACTCGATAGTGCAGTTGTTAATAATATTACCCGCACCATCCGTTAATACTCCTGATATTTTTGCCATAATTTTCTCCAGATAATAAAAAACCGCACTAGGCGGTTGTTATTTTTTAGTGATATATAAATTAACTGTACGAGGACAGCCGCGTCTTGAGCCGGTCGCTTCAATTATTATGTCTTTGTTTGCTGGAATTTCATAAATCATACATCCCTGGTGAATATCTGTATTGTGTTGTGAATCATTAGTTCTTGCGCGTAAACTAAAAACCAATTTATTGTCTATTTTTATGTCATAAAATGAACTCATACCGCCAGAATTTGAGCCGTAAAGCGCACAAACAAAAATTTGAGATGTGCTTACAATACGAGTAAAGGGCTCGGCAGAAATTTTTAGCTCACCGCCCGTATTTAATTGCACGACTTTTACAATGTCACCAACGATTTGCGTTGCCGTTAACTTACCGTTAATTCGACAATTTTCATTAATGACAACATTGTTTAATTGCCCAGAATTCGCATAAATATTGCCTGAGATATTAGCTCGTCTAGCATTTAGCGTACCATCCTCCCATAGTTCAAATGCTGGCGGATTACCTGAACTGATAACACTTCCCGCAACCATTTTGCCGCCCGTTATTAATGGTGCCCTGATTTCAGTGCCAGCTATTAATCGATCACCTCGCATCGTGCCAGTAGCAATTAAATCACCGTCCAAAAACATAGCAGGTTCAACCCAATAAGCGCCGTTGTACATTCTTGCCTCAGAGTGTGCCACTTTGCCAGCGCCATTTAATGAGTAGATAATTAACGTGGTATCACGGGCCGGATAAAACCCAAATTCACGATAAAACATTTGAGTTGCATCATCATTTTGCGGAAATCTACCGTCGTGAGTTTGAATTCTAAATACTCCCCCAGCGCCATTTTCTGCAATTAGCGTCCGAGTGTTAGCTATGAACATCTCTGAACGACCAACTACATTAATTGCATTCACGCCATACCAGTATTCGGTATCGGGTTGGCAATCAACATCAGTCAGTGTCATGGCTCGACCAAGATAATTACGCTTCGCTTCAACTTCGGCTTTGGTCATGCCTTTGTAGAATTCGAATTGCGTGCCTAGACTGGATACAGAGGTCATTACCGGTCGAATAGCAACATTAAAACTACTTGGCGTTAGCACTAGTCCCGATGGTTTGGCCGGCGGCAGAATCGAAAAAGCAATCGTGGTTTCATCGCCTAATCGTCCATCTTCCGCTACCCCTCTAACTGTTGCGATAAACTTGCCTTGTTGCAGGTCTGATAAATAATACTCGGTATCGTTAACCGTTTCCCTGCTAATCAATTTATCATCACGATACACTTTTACTTCAAACTTCAAGTTTTGAATTGTTCTCGGTGTAGACCATGACAAGCGAGCTTGATATAAATCAGATTCGGGGATAATCTCGGCTTGCAGTTGTTCAACGGGTGGAATCGACCAGCCAAAAATTGTATTACTCTCAGCTTCGAATTTAGCGCCGTTATCAACAATTTCTTCTTTCTTTGGCTCATGTTGTAACGCGGTGATTGAGTAAGTGCCATCACTGTTTTCGGCGATTGTTATAGCCTTAAATAGCCTTGGTTTGATTTTATTGTCATACAAGCCCCAGACAGAATACTCATCAACACTAACGCTGCTCACCAAAACAACTTGATTAGGTTTAATTTGTGCTTGGATTTTGACTTTTTGTAGTTGCATATTTGTGTCAGTCACACTTAAATACGCACTTTTCATGTTTTTAATGTCAATGTCACGGTCTAACGTAATCGTGCTGCCGTTTGCTTCTGCTTCTAAAATTCGCCCACCGATTGTAGTACCTGCAAAATCATTGTCAGCGATACCAATGATATCACCTGGTAAATGACGGATACCTTCACGACCCACGCTAAATGTAACGGTTTGTGTTTCCAATTTTTCAGTTTGAATTAACCATTTACCAACTCTGTGAGCTTGACCTCTCGACGTACAACCAAACGCATCGATTTGCGCTACATTCAGCCCAAATCGTTTAATTAGCTCATCATCAGCAACATATTCAGTTGTTGTTTCCCAATTGTTATTAGGGTCAATATAACGCACATGAACAGCCGTATGCCGTGATTTTTGTGCTGCTGACGTGTAGTTGAACTGCCCATCCACAACATTAGCATTTGCATAAATTGCTACAGGGTCACTTGGTCTATCCATCACTGCTGTATACTGCGTGCCGTCCCAAATTGGCATAGCTCGGAATATTGAACACAGGTCGTGGATAACATCATACGCTTGTCGTTGCTCAGTAATGTAGCAATTACATGTAAATCTTGGCTCTTTACCGCCAAAACCATCGTCAACCAACTGGTCACAATATTGAGCAATTGTATATAACGCAAATTTATCGACACCAAACCGACTGATTCGATTACCCATGCCGTAACGTGTATTAGTTAGTATGTCGTAAAATATCCACGCTGGGTTATTGGTCCAAGCCAATTTGAAGTTCCCCAACCAAAAGCCTTTATACTCTCTCGTTTCAGGATTGTAATTGTCAGGCACTTTAACTATCATCCCTTTAATAAGATAATTTCGACGAGGCACGCCGCTAAACTGAGATGAATCAAACTTCAAACCAACAACAGCCGTGTTCGGGTATGAAAATTTAGTATCGTAGATTTCAGTGTATGAACTCCACAATGTATTATTGACTAATAATGATGATGTGCTGTCTGGTGTTCTACGTACTACCCGAATGTTAAACGGTTTCGGTGGTAAATCATCTAAAATAACAGAAGTTAAATATTGTGAGCGTGTTTTTTTATCGATTAAATCAACGGTTTTTACCGTTTTCCATATACTGCCCACACCGATTTGAATTTCCATGCTAACAGATGTTCGGTTAATGTTACCCTTGTTATCGGTTGAGCTTAACGACTGCACGCCAACCGTAACACGTACTCTATCAATATTCGGGTCGGTAATAGTGCGCACGATTGGTGTTGATGCTTTTACTTCCAAATTAACAGGTACTTCGTTTTCAGTTGCCGGAAATCCTTCCAGCGGTGATTGCGCTTGAATTCCAGCTGCCCATTCAACCTCTACGCCTTTAAAATTAAACGACCCGTCAGGTGCTTGGATTGGTGTGTCGTTTAAAAATACGCTTTGTAGTCCGTTTAATGGACCTTCTATCTGCCCCTCGCATAGTAAATCAATAATACTAAGCTGCTGATGTGACTTGAGATTGTCACGTGCCTCACTGGGCGTTTTTGCCTTTTTTGAACCTTTACCCATCTATTGTATCCAACCCTTGTGATAAAACTTTAGAGCCTATTTTTGTTAATCCGTAGCAAAGTGGCACTGGTGCGCCCTGAGCTATCGTGTTGTCTAAGTTAGAAAAATAGGTGTTTTTATTAGTGCCGCCGTCTGCTGATTTGTCTGTTTTGGGTAATTTGGTTAGCATCATGGCCACACCGCCAATCATTAAGCCCAATCCTGCTGCCATTAATGGATAACCTGCAGGTGTCCAGTAAAAAATAGCCCCCACAACGAACATCACCGCACCAGCGATAAAGCTGAATGCTCCACCTTTTGCGCCCTCTGTTTTGGGTACAATATGAATAACAGCATCCTGAGGTATTCGACTGTGTAGCCCGAACTGTAAATTGCCCTCGTTCATATCTACGCCGTTAATTCTTACCCGAAAATAGCCGTCCATGATTTTTTGCTTTAATCCTTTGATTTGACAATACAAGCCATTCATCGCTTCTGCTGCCGTTTCAACATTCAGATTGAACTTATCGCCATATTGTTTAAGATTGCCGTAAAGCCTGACAATTGCCATTTCTTATGCCTCCATATTGAATGTGTGTACTTAAGCCAAAACCCGTCATATAAATCTCTTTTCGAGAGACGGTTTGGGCAATGATGTAGGATGAATTGATTGCCGATATAAATGGCTGCATGATTAGGTGTTGTTGAGCCAAGACAAACCAAGATAACATCGCCTTCTTGAACGTCTTCAACTTGTTCAAACTCATTTTTAGGTAGTAAATCTAAGTAGAGATTTTGCCCGTTATGCCACCAATCATCTTGCCGTTCGTAATCCGGTAAATCGATACCCGTTAACATGTACGCATCTCGTACTAGTGTTAAGCAGTCAGTCTTGCCGTGCTTGAATTCACGACCAAGCAGTGGCTTAATGTATCTGAATTTGTGAATTTTGTTATCACAAACTAGCCACCAATCCACCCCCGTTTGTTGCTGATAAAACTGGTCGGCTTGGCTGAGTATCGGTAAACCGTTTGGGTGAGAATGGACTACAGCGGTTATCTCTCCTTGCTGTTCTGCCGTTATCCAATCCTCGGTTGCTATTTCGAATGTTTCGGTTGGTGTGGATGAGATATTGTTGCATGGCAGATAGGTTTTATTATCAATAACAAATCCGCAGCACTCAGCCTCACCGCATTGTTTAGCGTGATTAAGTATTTGTGTTTTCATGATTAATTAAGAGAGTTTAGCAGCAGTTGGAAAACCACCAAAAGGAAGAATACCGTGTTGCCCATAACGCAGTTTACAGCCATTTAGACAACGGCTACATTTATCTTTTGTGATGTCGTTTGTCGGTTTATCAAATTCATCAGCTACAGGTCCACCAGTGTAACCACACTCTGACGAACGATATATCCAGCTACAGGTATTAGCGATAATAACACGGGCAGGTATTAATGCACCATCTGATTCGCATGGCAACGCTAATTCAAACGTAACTACCATTGAATTTTGTTGTTTTACCTGCTCAATCACATAATTTGAGATGATTTCGCAAAACGGATCGGCATATTGATTGCCGTTCTCGAAGTTAACAGCGTCTAAGTATTTAACTGGCACTTCGTGGCGTGTAACAACTGCGCCAAGTAGGCCGTCAAAATCAGCAATTAAGCCAGTAATAAAGCCCATGGCATTACTAACGCTCATTGTCGGTCGGTTACTTACACCCTGCCCGTTTTTTTGAAAACCCTCTACTTTAATAGGGTATGGCTCATAGATATTACCTTGCCACGTTATTGGTCGCCGAAGCTCATTTAATCCATTGTGAAATAGAAATATTGTTTTATTACCCACAATTTTAGTTAAATCGACTTCATATAGGTCAACTATCGCATCTTGTGCGATTTTTGTGATATCGAGTAGCATTTTTTTTGGGATCATGCGACTACCTTTTCGTGATTAAATTTTTAATAGCTGATAATTTTATTTCAGCATCTGCAATAAATTTTTTATTAATTATTGGTTCATCATGTACATCGATATCTAAATTACTCATGCGACTACTTCCTCAAATGTTGCTGTTATTGTTGTTGCTGTGTTCATAACGTTAGATGTCCAGCTTGGGCATTTAACTGTTATTAATCTGTGCGAGTTCGGCTCTATCCATTTAAATGCATGAAGCCCACCCTGCCGTGTTAAAAAGTCATTGATGTGTTGCGCATCTTCTCGCGATACTTTTAGCGTAACGCTGTATGAGCGCAAGTCGTTGTTAATGCCGTCTTTAATTCGTTGCTCATAGCCGTCACCGAACTTAATGGTTTTTATTTTTGGCTCGGCTTTTTCGCTCATGCTCGGTGCAACTTGCCAGTGAAATGTTTCCATAGTTTTCTCCAGATGATTAAACTAATTTATTTGTGTTTTTACTTGCTAAAACTTATATATCTTATATAATACTTATATCAAGATTAGTTAGAAAAACAAAATGAATAAAATTATTTATCAAATTAAAGCCTTAAAGCAGTTACGGAAAATTCAAAGCAATGCTTTAATCCGTAATAAAATTAATGAACTGGCTGACATGCCGAATTGCATTAATGTAAAAGCCTTAACTAATCATAAATATCAGTACAGATTACGGGTGGGTAACTATCGGGTGTTTTTTAATTTTGATGGTGTTATTCATATTGTTTCTATTGAAGAGGTGAAAAAACGCGATGAACGCACTTACTAATATACAGTTTATTAATAATGAACAAGGACAACCACAGTTTGTAGTTATGCCTTACAACCAATACTTAGAGTTATCAAACGCAAAAACAATCGATGTTGAAACAGGCGTACCAAACGAAGTTGTTAATATGGTTTTTGATAATAACTATTCTCCTGCACAAGCATGGCGTGAGTATTTAAAATTATCTCAAGTTGAAGTTGCGAATAAAATAGGTATTAGTCAATCGGCTTATTCTCAATATGAAAAAAGCCAAAAGTTGAGAAAAGCAACACGGATTAAAATTGCCGAAGCGCTACAAATCAAACCTGAACAGTTAGATTTTTAATAAAAACCACCTATGCGGCGGTTAAGTGAATGACTATAACTTAAAGTTAGGGTCATTATTTCTATTAATAAAAAACCCTCTTAGAGGGTTTGAATTTCTTAATTGTTAATTTCTAAATTGATATTTTCTAAACCACTTAGTTAGTTATAATATGATTCATTAAAACTTTGAATTTTATTTTCATATATATCTAAAAGCTCGTTTTTTAACAACACCACATTGTTTTTATCAAAAAAAATGGTATTTGAACAAACATCAATAAGACTATATGAACACAAATCCACCTGCAAATAGTGAGTGGATTCACTGCCAGATGAAAAAATATAATCATATTGAATTGATAATTTAGGTATTTTTGTGTTACCTATTTTCTTATCCACTATTTCATGTCTTTTTTGGGCAATGACTTCCCAATCTAAATATTTATCCAATAATGGAATTAAATTAGGTATATCCTTCTTTAAAATATAAAACGGAAATTTATTTTTACCAAATGAAGAATATCCATAACGATTTATAGAATATCTAACAATAACAGAGTCATTATTTTTTGGTTCAGTTATATAAAGTTCTGTATGCATAGGAGTATAAACACTACCTAGCTTATTATAATCAGAACCTTTTACTTTAGTTGATAAAGCTTTTTCCGAAACGGAGGAGCAACCACTAACAAACATTATAATAACAAATATTAAAAATAACTTTTTCATACCATCTCCTTAATTTTTTCGTTAATGGTATGAAATTTCAGCTATTAAATCAACGTCTATTTAGCTTGCCACCCGGGCGTGTTTGCTCATCAAGAATTGCTAGTACTGATTGTTTTATCATATTACCGACTGCTTTTCCGTCATCCTCAGATAAACCACCGTTACCAACATTTACAGGCACGTTTACAGTTATATTACTGTATGATTTATTTGATGTTTGCAAGAAATCTTTTAAATCAGCATTTGTTCGTGCATCAACTACACGCTCACCTTTATCAAGTAGCCAAGTACCCTCTTTAGGGATGTTATCAATACCGCTATGCGCCATACCTGAAATTGTTTGAGCTGCGATCATGCCTACCGACGCATAGCCAAGACCTCGAATTAATGAGGCGGCAGGAACACCCATTATTGGACCTAATTCAAGTGCTTTTGCGGCAGCAACTTCGGTGCTAATCATTGCTTGTGCAATAGCCGAGGCTTTACTAGCAAGAAACATCACTTTGTATGCTGCAGATGATTCACCAGCAGTTTCTTTAAACATATCAGCAATCGAGCCAGTTAATGATGAGAATGTGCCAAGTGTTGCGAGTGTGTATGCAGACTGAATATCCTTTTGTTTTTGTTGCATAGTTTCTTCAATCTTAACGACAGCATCTGCATATTCTTGCTGACTAATTAGCTTTTGTGATAATAAGTCATTTTGAATTTGTAGCTGTTTCTCATTCCAGTCGCGTAATTTTTTATCATCTTCAGCTACATTCAGTAAATCACTACCAAGCCCATTGTAAGAATTGTGATAGCTAAATGACGGTGCGGATTCAGCTGCTTTTTTAGCCATTCTATTAAGCATTTCTTCACGTTCTTTTAATGATAGGTTTGCTTTTTCAATGACAGATAAATGCTGCTTGTAAGTATCTAGCTGTTGCTCCGCTGGAGTGCGCAAAGAATCCATTATTGATTTATATTCTTTTTGCGCATTTAGCTTATCTAACTCGATAGCTTTTGATTCTAATGCTTTCTTTTGAATATCAGTTAGCTTACTTAATTCCCCTTCCGATAATTGCCTGCGGATTTTTTGTAGCTCAGTGATATCAGTGTAAGCGTTGATTTGACTATTTAGTTTGTCTAACTGCGACTTATACAGCTCTGCTGCGCTCTTGATCGTTTTTGAGTGTTTGAAGCCCTCTTGTAGCTTGAAGCTTTCACGTAGATTTTTTGTATATAATCTAAGCTTTTCAGTAAGTTCTTCTGACATTTTGCCAGTTAGCTCCTGACCTTTTGCTAATGCAATTAAATCAGCTGCGTGTTCAATAGCAGCATCTCCTGCAGCTCGTTGTAGCCCAGCAAGCACAAATGCCGCCTCTGCTCCACTTTCTGACTTAACTTTGTTTACATCAAGTTGCTGACTAAGTACGCCAAGTTGATTTTCTAAATTTGGAAAATCAGCTACATCAAGTAACTTTATTTCTGTTGCTGTTTCAGCCGAGGCTTTGCCCACCGCATCCATTTTTTCTTTGTTTTCTGCCAAAGCATCTATTGATGAATGCACAGCCGATGTCATACTTCCCAATACTGTTTTAAATTCCTGCCCTTTTCCAACCGCATCTGCAAATTTTTCATTAAGCTCACCGACCTTGTTACCAAAATCATGCTTACTTATAGCTCCTTCGTCATATGATTTTTTTAGCGCTTTAAATTGATCAATATAGTCATGTATGGCAGATTGGTCTTCCTTTGTAACAATCCGTTGAACTGAATAATTGCCGTTAGCTTTCCAAGCCGTTTTAAATTTTTTTTCAAGTTGTTTTTGCAGGTTATCTATTTCATCATCAACTCTTTTAGAGTCTGCATCAACTTTTAATGTTAATTCTGATGTTATTGATTGTTGCTTACCTTTATCTAATTCTTTAAATTTAGCGAGAAGTTCGTCAACAGGCAATTGTAATTCTTCAAGCGGCTTTTTGGCTTTGTCTGCGCCGTCGCCCATTGCAAAAAATGCCGCACCGACGGATAACAATGTCGTAGCTAAACCAAGTGGACCACCGAGCATACCTAATAAACCGCTACCTGCACGGGATAACAAATTAAATTTACTAGTTAATACATTTACTTTTGTTTGTGCAGCAGCTAGCGCATTATTTGCTTGTGTTTGACGATTAATAGCTGCTGTTAAATTATTTTGCGCAACAAGACTTGCTTTTAAACCAACAGCACGTTGCGCTTCAAATCGAGCAGCGTTTACTTCTGCAACTGCTTTTAATTTCAAGCTTTTAACTGCTGCTAGTTGCGCCTGAGCTTGAGATATTTGTGCAGCTCTATTTGCTAATGTTGTCTTTGTTGCATTAAAAACAGATAGCGAAAGTCCGCTAAAATATCGTGATAATCCTGCGGCAGTTAAAACTGCGCCAGCACCAGTAACCAAATGAATATTGTCCGCGACGACTTTCAAACCACTAGCAACACTTTGTGTAACCCCCATGTTGCTATTTATCTCACCGATTAACGATTTGAAGCTGTTTGAAACTTGAGTAAAACCATCTTTTACTGTATTACCCATGCCGTCCGCCATGGCGCCCGTTTCGTCTTTCACCTTTATCATTGCATCTGCTAATTGACGCATTGATATTTGACCGCTCATACCGAGTTGTTTGATAACTACTTCGGCTTTACCCGTTGAGTTTGCCAGAGCTGTAACAACATTCGGTGTAGATGCCATTATCGATTTCCAGTCGTTACTGCTAACCTTACCTGTGATCATCGATTTAGTGATTGCATTAATGCTTGTTGTCACTTTATCAGCAGAAGTTGCATTTATTGTGTAGCTGTTTGACATTGCCTCGATAAAGTCGATCGTGTCGTTTGTGCTATAACCCAGATCACGCATTGATGATGCCGTTGCAATGTATAGTTCTTGTGAATCTTCAATTGCTTTAGCATTGCGGTTACTAATTTCAAGCAATCGACCTTGCACTTGCTCATAATTATCAGCTGAGCCTTCCACCGAATTTATCGCCATTCGGACACGAGCAGCCATTTGCCCCCAGTCATCAGCCATATTGACAATGCTAGTAAAGGCAAAACCACCGGCAAATGCGGTGGCTACACTTAATGCTGATGATTTTAGCTGTGTTAATTGCATATTCATTGCTTGAACTGAGCGATTATTGCTAGCAATGTATGCATCAAACCGCTTCGAACGGTCTTCCATTGTTTTATAATAATCTGTACCAAGTCGTGATGCTCGACTCATTTCTCGTTGATATGATGATGAGTCGGCTGTAACTCGGATTGCCAATTCTCGCAATGTTGCCATTTTATTTATTTCCCAAGTAAATTTGATAGCGCGTCAAATATGCTGACAGGCTCTTTCTTTTCTTCTTTGAATTTAAGCAAACAGTCGTCAAACTCGACTTTTGCACCTTGTGAGCGATAAATGCTTGAAGATATCTGTGCTGCGTGCCAGTCGTGGCGTTCGTCGCCGATTGGGTTTAATTTGTCGAATGCGACCCAGTAGTAAAATTCTCTTGCTGATAGTGTTTGTTCAAGCTCGGCAAGAGTTTTACCGAGCCTTAATGCTAATTTAAGCTTAAAAAACAGCTCAGGATCGCTTTCTACTTTTTTTCGGCCTCTTTTATCGGCTCGCTTTTCAAGCCAAGTAGATTAAAAGCTTCATTTACTAGTCGAGTGTGAACAGGACCGTAGCTTTTTACTAAATCATCAATATCATTACTGAAAACAAAATCACCGTTATCATCAAGCAAAACCGTTGCAAATAGCGTTGCTTCCGCTTCAATGTTTAACAAATCTTTTTCGCGATCAGTTAGTTTTTCATTATCTGTGATATCTTTGATTGTCTTAATATACCGATTAAAATCGGTGTGCAAAGGCTCACGAATAGTAACCTCCACACCCCACTCGGCGACATGGACCGTTTTTGTGCGAAAGCCTGAGTTTTTTGCTGTAATAATTTGTTTTAAATTCATTATTTTTGTCCTTGATTAACAGACGGAGCATTAAACACAAATTTCCCTTTCACTTTGAATGAGAAAGAACCTGTTACGACACCATTTTTCGCGCCTTTGAACTCGTAGCTAGTTACACGCGCAATCCAGTCGATTGAACTACCGTCTTCATATTTGATCTGGAATGCGTAGTTATCCCCAGTATCGTACGATTTACGTAATACTTGCTGTGCAGCGTTACCAATCACAAAATTAGCATTCATTGAAACCGTTGCCTCTGCAGGCAAGCCGCTGATAGTTTCTTTTGTGATTGATGAAAGTGTCGATACGTCGATTTCCTCACCTTCTGGCGCAGTCATGGAGTAATCGGTTACAGTGCATTCTAGACTAAGCTTTGCTGTTGCTGAGGCGATAAATTTAAGAGATGGATCTTTACTAACAAAAACACCGACATCCCTTGTTTTTGTGTATTCACTTTGTACTTGTTGAACTTCTGGCATATTAATATCTCCAAAAATAAAAAAACCGCAGTTAAGCGGCATAAATGGTTAAATGGGTTATTATTGAATGTAAAATTCTAACGTTGAGCGATAAAGCTCGGTTTCGGTTTCATAGTCTTGGCGACTAGTGATATTGAATGGTTTTAACAGTTTCAGTTTTTCGTATGACTGTTGTTTAATGGTTTCAGCTTCGAGCAGTGTTTTTGCGTAGATATCAACTTGAAAACAATACTCAACGGATGATTGTCCGCCCATAACATCGTCATAAACTTCTGAAACTTTTGTGTAACACATATATGGCGGACTAGTCCCATACGGTGCAACTAGTGGACTAACACGACCGTCGCACAATGTTTTTAGTGTGTTGTTAATTTTAGCTTCTATCATTTTAAGAAAATCTCATCGATATCTTTTAAATACTGTTTAAATGCTGCATCTTCTGCCTTTTTTACATTTGCATCAAAAGCAGGGCGGACAAAAGGACGTGCTGACATTTTTGACGTTCCGTTTTCGATCATCCACCAGTAAAATGGCAAAGTTTTTTTACTTTTACCTTTTTTTGATTTCTTTGTAACTCGAATTTTTTTAAACTTCACGCCAGCAGTTAGCGAACCTCTTGCTGTATCCACAGAAATAGACCGCCTCAATCGTCCAGTTCGAACAGGCGCACTTGCACGAATAGCGTCACGAAAAACCACTGCTCCAGCACGAACCGCTTTTTTTGATACTTTGCGTTGTTCCGACTTTGAAAGCAACTTAAAATCAGCTTCAAGCTCTTTAAATCCCGCTATTGATAACGAGGGTTTCATCATAACGTACACCCTTTTGACATGGTAATTCAAGCCTTGTCCTTTTTACGTCTTCAAGCACCGCTTTAATGTCGTAATAAGTTCCATTACACAGCGCACGCATATCAGCAGTAATATCGTTTCTATACCGAATTAAGATTTTACAATCTGTTTGCACCTGTTCAGCTTGTGAGCTTTGATACTCTTTCCCCGACACGTCCCGAATTTCGGCTCGTACAGTGCACACATCGACCCATTCATTAACTAGTTGTCCCAGTTCGTCTGTACGTTTAATTTGCTTCTGAAAAGTTACTTCGTTGCGTAATCGACCTGCTTTCATATGGGTATAATCCTGTATGGGTTAATCAACATTTGATAAGCTAATGGTAAAACACTCGCATTTCCGTTAATTGTTACCGCTTCTCGATTGTCATACCAGTGTCCGGCAAGCATCAAGATTGCAACTTTGATTGCATCGTTAACAACAATTCCATTTGAATCGCTATCAGGCACGGAATCATTATATAATTTCCGATTTAGATGACTTTCAATTGTTGTTTTTGCGGCATTTGCATATGTGGCCAATAAAGCGTTATCTTCATCATGATCAAGGTTTATATGAGTTTTTAACTCTTCAATTGTGGGCAAAGCCATAAATATACCTCTAAGCCCTTTATTTAATAAAGGGCCTTGTCTTTTCAGTTAAGATTTTGCTGAACGTGATTGAACCGCTGGCATAGTTAACACTTTAATAGCATTGCTATCATTCAACATAGAGCCAACACGTTTGGTTGTATAGAATCCAACAAATGGCTTCTTAGTGTATGGGTCTCGTAACATACGAATACCAATGCGATCAAAGATATAAAAGCCACGCTTGAAGTTACCGAACGCGATTGGTGCTTTGCCTGAGCTGTCGCCGATATCAGGCATTTGCTCATTTTCAGCAACAGCAAAACCCGATAATAGTGATGGTTGGCCAACTTGTAAGCCCGGTTGCCAGATGTAGTTACCATTAGAATCTTTTAGTAAACGAACGGCTAACAATGATTGATTGTTCATCATAAATTTAGCACCTGCACGATAGACTTTACGCAGTGTGTAAGTTAACTTCACAATATCATCAGTTGTTAAATTCGCCGCACCTGCTACAACATTTTGCAATTTACCCCAGTCACGATCTTTATCTGCTTGCGCTGTAGTTTCGTAAGCTAAAAAGCCTTTCGGTTTTTTATTGCCGTCACCGAGTGTAAATGCCTCTTCTTCTTTTTCTGCAAATTCTTGAGAAAGCTCATTCACAATAAAAGATTCAACATTAAAAAAGGCATCATCAAGCATGGTTTGCGTGGCGTACGGATTACCGTAAATTTCCCCCCAAACAGGAGAAATAACACCGAGTTTTGGTGTTCCTGTTTCTGTTCGCTCATCGGTTTCACCAACCCAACCACTAGCAATGCCACCTTTACTGGTTAGCTTTTTCCAATCAGGTGTTCCAACCGTCATTACCGTACATTCTTGACGCATCACAACTTCATCACGCAATGCGGCTAAAATATCAGTATTTAGTTCTTCTGGTACTGCAAAACCACCGTCAGTATCAACGCCAGTTTGCATCGCTTTTCGTTCCAGTTCGGCTAATCCTTGTTCGTCACCTTTGCGGATGAACATGGCAAACGCTTCTTTATGTGCTGAGGCTTGTTTGTTACCGCCTGCAGGGCGTTTGACCTCTTTTAGTTCGTTTTCTAGCACATTTTTTACATTATCTAATTCTGATAATTTGCCATTTAAGGTTTCAACCCTTTCAGCTAATGCACTTTTTTCTTGTGAGATAGCGTCTAATCGCTTGTCATTTGTTGCTTTAAATTGCTCAAATTGATTTTTAATTTCTTGCGCGACCAGTTCAACATCTTTTTGATCTACTGCCATAATATATAATCTCCTAGTTAAAAATAGATTTTAAAATTTTTAATGCGTTTTCTTCGCTATTACTAACATCTCGCTGTTTTAGTGAAGAGTATCCCTCAGACATAAACGCCTTTGCCTGAGTTCTGGAGAGTCCAACGTCGCGCAGCACTCTTTCTATCTCTTTCGGCGGCGGTATATCACCACTTTCGAAAATACTTTTTACGTTATCAATCCTTGCTTCATCATTGGCAGGGAACGTGACAACGGAAACCTCCCAAAGGTCAATATCCTTTAAAATGAATGCAGATTTTTCCTTGTCATAATCATAATCGTTTAATATATAGCCAATTGACAATCCCGATAATGATTTTGCTTTCATATGAGCATGTGCTCGTTTTGCGAGTGGGTCATCGTCAATTAATAACTGCCCCTCAAGGTATAATCCGTTATCGTCCTCAACCATTTTTGTGTAATAGCCGATAGGTTCGTCCATCTTGTGTTGCCAAAGGAGTGCAGGTAAACGTCCTTTTTCTTTCCACTTATTAAGCGAATTAGCAAAAGCACCTTTAATCACAATGTCGGAATAACTATCTTTTACACCGAACACCGAGCCGTAGCCCGTAAACGCACCTGTATCACTGATTGACTTAATTTCAAAGGGTATATCAAGTCTCTTTTTGTTTAGCATTTTTGTTATTATCCTGTGGTTTAGTAGTCATATTCATTGGGGTTAGATAGATGTCTCCACCTTCCCTAGGGTTACGCTCTTCCAAATCTCGGCACTCATTCGGTGACAAAATGCCCCAGTTAATACCTGTGGCGTATGAGTCATAACGTGATTTCATATCGCCACGCAATAACGCTCCAACATTGAATTTGGCATAAAATTGCCCTCGCTTTTCTTTATTAACCAGACCAACATTTATGCGCTGTTCAATACGTGTTAGGTATGGCACTAATGAGTAGTTAACAAAACCCATGCCGAGATTTTCAATATTATTGAATGTCGCCCTATCTGTGTTTTGCACCATGTGCATCGGCACTCGGAATATTCTGCATATTTCCTCTAATTGAAATTTCCTTGTTTCTAGAAATTGGGCATCTTCGGCGGACATACTGATGTTGTTCCACTTTAAACCCATTTCTAGAATCATTGGCTTATGTGCATTTGATAAACCTTGATGACGCTCTTGAAAATTGTCTTTTAATCGTTTGTACGCTTCATCCGTTAATACTTGGTCAGTTTGTAATACGCCGCTTGATACTGCGCCATTACTGAACAGTCTAGATCCGTGCTCTTCCGTTGCTAAGCCTAGCCCTATCGCATGCCGCGCATAACTAATCGGGCTTAGTCCAACCAAAGAATCCATTGAGAATGTGCGCACGTGCCAAATTTCATCTTGCGATAAAACATCACAAGAGCCATCAGGAAATGTGACTTGATAAACAGGTTCCCATTTCTCATTAAGCTTAGGCTGTACACTACCAGGTAAAAGCGGGAGTAACTCGACAACTTCACCAAATACTTTTACTTTGTAAGCATAAAAGTTACCTCGTAAGCAGAGACAACCAATCAAGTATTCCCAAAACTCTTGGGGCGTCATATAGTTGTTTGGTGCAACGTACAAAAGCGAGTACAGTTTTTCTTTAGGTGCTTTCTTGCGCCCGTTATCGGTCGCTTGATATAAAAGACAAGGTAGCATTCCAACTGATTCTGTTAATACCCTCACGCAACCGAACACCGCCGTTAACTGCATAGCTAGGGCAGGGCTAACTCTGCGACCCGCGTAAGTATCTAGTGAAAAGCCGATGTAATCGGATACCTCTTGAGAAGAGGTGCTAGCTTGCGATTTACGTTTAAATAAATTAAAAATTTTCATTATAAGGACCGTATTCCTACGTTTAGGATGTGATCTGATAAATTGTTTTCCAACTCATCTTCTTTATTTGTTACACCAAAAGCCATAGCTAACGCTTGCATTCCGTCTATCCGCCCTGTTGCTTTGTGCTTATCGAACTTCCTATTGTCCGCTTCATCCCTTGTAACAACAGCATTAGCAGCACACATAGTTAATACCGGATGGTTACCGTGTCTGATAGTTCCATTTAAAAGCTCATCTTCTAAAATCGACAAAGCAGGCGTCATATCTTTAAAGCCTTGACCAAACCTAACCAGTGGTGGGTTGACATTAATTCGCTCAAATTCCTTGATTAAAAAATCAATGTGATATCGGTCAAAGGCGATAGCAGAAATGTTATATTCTTGGATGATTTCATCTAGTTCTTTAACTAGATACTCATAATCAATAGATGCCCGTGGCGTTGTTCTTAAGTAACCTTGTTTAGCCCACACATCGTATGGCACTCTGTCCCGTTTTGAACGATCATGTATGCCAACTTCTGTTGCCCAAAAATACGGGTGAACGTTCCAGTGCCCATCACTTGTTTTTGATATAACAACGAATGCGGTTAAGTCATTCTTTTGTGATAAATCAAGTCCAGCAAAGCTAATGATATCTTCTGACGTCGGCTTGGCTGAGCAAGATTCCCAAACATTGCGGGAAACAAAAGGACTAACGACGGATACTCTTTGATTTAAGTTTAAATTTCTGAACTTGTTTTCTTCGCTCGGCATTCGATTAGCGGCATTAGCAAGCCGCTTCAAATCGTCATAGGAACGAAACAGACCAAGGGCTGGGTTTGCTGCTTTCCACGCATCCTCATCCAACACATCAGCATTTTTTTCAGCAGAATACACATGGGAAACAATATGTGGATCGTTAGAGTTTTTTGCATCATCAAGCCACACACTAAATAAATCCGCATCATTAGCCGCTTGTGTGCTAATCGCAATGAGTAATGGTGTTTTATGTGCACCCTGCGATGTTGTAATTGCATCAACAAAATCGCTTCTTGGTCCAACTATTTGCCCTACCTCATCCAAAATAGCAAGAATTGGCGATAGTCCGTGTGCTGTTTTTCCTTCAGCGGCTAACGCTTTATATTCAACGTTGCAAAGTAAACCATAGAGCCTTTTCCCACTTGGTACAACCCTTACAATTCTTTGTAGTTCAGGGTTTAAATTCACAATTTTAACAGCTAAATCAAAGACTATTGCAGCCTGCTCTCGGCTCATTGCTCCACTTACGATTTGCGAATTCTGTACAGCTTCGGGACCAACCAAGTGCGCCAACAACAACCCAGCAATTAAACCAGTCTTACCGTTCTTTCTAGCGATACTAAGATACGCCGAATGCGTACCGTGCGGATTATCATAAATATCTAAAATGAACCTTTTCTGAAAATCAGCTAATTGCATCGGCTCGCCAAGGTGTTCGCCGTCGGGGACTCGGCAATATCGCTCAATAAAGGCTATTACTTTTTCACCTCTCGTCATATTCCACCTTAGTGTATGGGAGTGGCAAGCAAGCCATCATCATGTTTACCCAAATATCTTCTAGCTTCTTGCTCGTTTTTATTATGATTAACTTGATCTCGTGATTCGCCGTTTGTTGCATGAGAGTGTATTTGCAGATTTCTTTTTTGTGCGGCAACTAACCGACCCAAATCAGTAATCTGCTTATCAATTCGCTTTATCTCGTTAGAGTTTCGTTCTTCGCCAATTTTTTTATTCTCCTTAGACAGCTCTTTCCGTAATTCGAGAATTCTTAACTGGTTATTACATAAATCAGCACATTCGATAAGGTCGGTATCTGTCCATAAATCTAGCGATTTAGATTTAATGTTAGCATCCCAAAAAGGGCGAGCTTTAGCCATTAGCCCCGCGTGCTCAGGAGGTTCAATTGTGTTTTTAGCGGCATTATTCATCACCCTGATAACCGCCGCGGTGCTATCTGAGCGTGTTTTCTTTTTTGCAGCCATAATCAATCCTAAAAAAACTAAAAAAATCGGGTTAGCGTTAAAATGAAAGGAGGCGGGTGGTTTTCAAAGCATTTAGCTGGAGGAATTACCTACCCCCTCCCTATTGCTGTTGTTATTCAATTCAATATCAACCGGGTTGCTAACCGCTTTACTATCTAATTTAAAATCAACATGTATAATTGTTAGTTGATTGGGTTTTGTCTCGATACTAACAGCTACTTGATTAGTTAAAAGCTGTCCATCCACTGCAATGCCGTAGCCATAAAATTTACCATTCTTATATAAATGGGCTAATTGAATTTGTTTCATCTTTCTTTACTCCAATGTCCACCATAAGGCATACCGTTCACATCGCATCCTATCTCTACTCCTCTATTCTCAATACGTTGTTTAGTGCTTGAGTGATGTGTGCTACATAAGCCTTGATAGTTTGATGAATCCCAAAATAGCTTTTGGGCTTTCTTTATATTTATTGGGTCTTTCGATATTAATGCTTGTTCTAACTTATGGGGGATAATGTGGTCTACTGCTGTAGCGGGTTCATATCTGCCTTGCTTTAAGCACATAACACAAAACGGGTTACGCTGTAGATAGGTTAATCTGGCTTTACGCCATCTAGTATTGTTATATACGTTTATCATGGTGTTAAATCTAATTACACATAAACTCAGTATTATTCTTTGGTGCAATCTCTTTACAATAGTATTTCTGCCAACCCTCAATCATTACTTTGTTGTACTCGATTGCACTGGTGAGATTGTAATAATCTTGTTGAGAAGTTCTTGCAAGTCGTAAGGCTTTGTTAGCAATATTGCTGGAGGTGGTACTATCTCGTTCGACGGATTCGACTTTGACGCGCAACTCGACAAGACCGTTATCGATATCATTACGTAAAGCATCTGTTTTAGCATACCCATTTTTAATAGCCTCGATAATGTTTGATTCAATTTTTTTAACTTCATTATTATCTTGTATATACTTTTCGTACTTTGCTTCGGCTTTATTCGCTTTTGCAACCGCAGTTTTTTCATCTTGCCAACAGTTATATGCAAAATAACAAGCAAATATCAACGCGCTAATCAATGCTACATTTGTTTTATTCATAGTTTTCTATAACTTCCAACTTAAATGACTTTCCGTTAAGTTCATTCATCAGCAAATTTAATGCTTTTTTGCTTTCAAATAACTGAGTATCGTTATTGCTCATGCCTACCAAAATACAGCCCTGTGTATCTTTGGTCCAATTGCCGGCGTGAATTAAAATGTGTGAGCGATTAGGAACGTCTTTAACTTGATATACTCGACCAAATTTTGGTGAGTTAACAATATCGCATTGATATATAGAAGCTGGAATACATGAAATCTGACGTTGATTATTTAGCCACGGTAGCTCTAAAGTTGACAAAACCGCACCCGACGGCAATTGTATTTTACCAAACGTACCGCGCGCACTTGTTTTTAATCTTGTTAGCTTCATGAGTTCCCTCCTGTTTTATCTTTGAATCTATCAGTAATATTCTTTATCATTTCAGCACCTAGCCAGCTTGCAATGCTTATAGCGCAATACTTTTCTTCATCTATCCAGTGCCTACTCGTAGCTATCCAAGCCATTAGCTGCCCGGCATATAGTGCGACTATCACTTGACAAATGACTACTTTTAGCGTGAATGATTTACCGCTTAAAATATCAAACGCTATTTTTGCAATAGAGCCGACAACAGCAGCTATTAACTGGTATAGCCAATCATAATTATTAGGATCTTTGATTGGCATAATTAATTCTTCTTGTTAGTTAATGATGTGACAGCGTACTAGCTAAATGTTAGTTATGTGTGTGTCTAGCTTTGCTGTCGATTCTGTAGATGTTGACAACATCAATGTCGCCGACATGCATGAAATTTGGACATGAAAAAACCGCAATTAAGCGGCTTCATTTAATAATTTTATTCGGTAATAAATCTATAAAAATTAAAATTATTTAGATAAAAAGTGTTGACTTTTATTATAGGTTAACCTATAATTATAACCATCAAGTGAGGGGCTTGATAAGGTAAACCCCCGACCTAAGACGAGGGCTTAAGGAGAAGAAAAAATGAAATTTTTAATCATATTTCTTCTACTACTTGTAAGTTTTCCGGCTTTTTAAGTAGTATCAAAGGTGGGGCGAAAGCCCTACCGATGTCCTTAAATATATCAATTGACACTTAATAAATCAAGGTGATTTTATGGCAAAATCAATAACAGAAATTCAAGCAAAAAGTGACCAAAAACGAGGAGTTAAAGTAAAAGGCTTCAAACTACACGTTGAAGATATCGCATTAATTGAACAGGCGAGTAAAAGCCTAGATATACCCCAAGCTCAACTTATTGTTGATGCTGTTAAATTCTATCTTGATAATAAAAAAGCCTCTTAATTGAGGCTTATATGTAACTATTTACACTGTTGGGTAATGAATCTATTATCATTACCCTGCACTTTTGCTATATGCGCATTACGCTGACATTCCCAATTTTCAGGTGCATACATTTTATTCCAAGCCATCATTAGCTTCTTTTCTTGATTTGATAAATTGATTTTATATTTATCGGACATATAGAGATATGTGCGTGCTATTACACCTCTAATTTCGTCACGAGGTTGAAATTTTCTTTCTTTGAAATCTACAGCAGTTTTGCACTGTCCGTACTGTGTAAATTCTTTAGTAAACTGCGAATAACGATAATTAGACCTGTCACCGTTTACTTCACCAATAGCAGGTTGCAAGTTGTGCATGTCACCTTCCATTTTATTAAAAGTAACATCTTTTTTACATGCTTTACGTCCACCGTCTCGCCAGCATTGTAGATGACGACCGAAGTTTTCGGCTGGCATGACGTGTTCCCACTCAATACGAGACGCTCTATTTAAATTTTTTCTTGGTTTATAACCGCATTTACTGAAATCAACAACACCTTTTTTACCAACCCATGCGATATCACATCCGCAATAAAACTCGGTTTGCGTTAAATATGATTTGTATAATTTAGTAAGATTATTTTTAGCTGAATTGAAATTTTGTGCTGAATTAGCAAGAACCGGAACAAACAAAAGAGAAATGATAAACTTTTTCATAAAAATCCGTTTTTAGAAGAACGTCCAGAAACAATAATATTTCAAATTAAAAAACTGGACTTAAATTCTATGCGTTGAAAACCGCATTTTGAACCAATTATATATGCGCATTTGCGCAAAGTCCAGCTTTTTATCTGCAATATTTTGCATTTTATGCCACTTTTTTGAAATATTCGTAAATATTTCCTCTTACAAACATCTCAGCTTGATTTAATAAATTAATAATATCGTGTGGGCGCTTTCCAATTGCTTTTGCTTGAGCGTTACATGAAACACCACGCAAATAATATGCAGTTAAAACAATCCACTGCGAATAATTATCATTTTTTAAAATTAACACTGCATTATCAACAATTTCAGCTTCATCTTCGGTCAGATACTGACGATAATCAAAATCCATTGGCGCACCATCAATACCTGCCGATTTTGAGGGGTATTCGGTTCCCATTCTTTTTAATATACGGGTGTTTTTCCACGCTGTTAAAATATCTTTAGTTTCTCTCATCATTCCCCCTTTTTTAATTCTTTTAGCTTTTCTTTATACTCAACTTTAATCTGCTTTATTTGCTCTACCGTGTATTTTTTCGGTTCATGATACCCTTCTAACCATTCAACTTTTTCTACACCTATTTTTTTTACTAAATTGATTCTGTACTCAATGATGTTCCCTGATTTGTGGTTGTTACATGCTGAACACTGTTTATGTACATTAAGCTCACAAAATCGTAACTCTGGACATGCTCCAACGCTTCGATAGTGCCCTGCGTGATATTGCCCCGTGTGATAGCGTCCACAACTAATACACGGCTCGTTTTTGTCTCGCTCTCGAATGAATGCGTTAAATGCTGTTTGCGCGTCTCTTAAATGCTCTGAGCGAGTTTTAATTTTCTCCTTAGCTATTCGTGTTAATTTAATTCTGGTTTGCTCTTGAACTTTGTTATCTTTTGCATACTGAATAGCGCAATCAACCGAACATACTTGAGCGAGCGAGTTAAATAATGCGAACTTTTTACCGCAGTTTTTACATTTTTTCTGTTTTATTTCTCTCTTCATCGTCTGAACTTCGCTTTATTCTTGTAAAATTTGCCGCAAGAGCCTTTTACTTCACCGTCAACATTGATGAGAGGTCTATTGCAGACAAATAAATCTAAATCGACGTTATATAAACATGCTCCGTTACACTCTGGACATTTAAAATCTGTTTTAATTAACTTGTGTTTTCTCGGCATCATTAACTCTATTTAAATTATGCTGATTAATGTATTCTCTGCGCTGTTCTCTAACTATTGCGATTGCTCTCTCTAATTCTTGCTCTTTATCATCGTATAGTTTCAGTTGTTCTTTGTGTTCGTTGTTCATCATGCCACCTTTGATAATTGATTAAAAAAATGCATAAAGCTGATTAATTATGTTTTGGTCTGTGGTTTTACCAAACAGATGCTTTAATGCCGCATTTATTAATGCGCTGTAAACTCTCTCAAACTCGTCTTGCTCCATATTTCCGTAAGCGAGGCTTTGCGCTTCTGTTCGTATATCGCCGTTTAATCTAACTGTTTGCTCGTAATAACCCGCTAAAATAGTTAAATCCTTTCTAAATCTATCGAACTGCGCTGATTCGTTCATATGCTCCAGTCCTGCTTTATCAGCAGACCAGTGTTGAAAACAAAACCCAAAAAAGGCAAAAACCTTACGATGAAAATGTGGGTTACGCCAAAGTTTTATTTCAACCTCACAAGCTTCGCCTGTTTTGTATCGTGTCATTTTGTCAGCTTCGGCGTCTGATGCTGGTACTAGTACACCGCCCGCTTGTTTAATAAAAAAATGCTTCATTGTTTATCACTCCGAATACTCAACTATTAACGTTGATTTGCTCTTCATCTTTTCGTGATAGCGTTTGTATTGCTTTCTAACGTTGAACCAAAATATCAATGCCCAAACTGGAAAAAGAATAGGCGTTGTTAATATTAGAAATGTATATATAGCAAGGCTTAGCAAGTGTGTCGGAAATAAAATCGCTTCTTGATTAAGAATCCAAAAAAACTCACCTTTAATATCGTTTAGCTGTTTAATTCCGAACGATGACGCTTTTAATGATAAACAGCTCATAAAATCAGGATAATATCCGTTCCGCATAGCTTTGAACGGGTTTTCAATAAAATCGCTCAGTGTTGGTTTTGTCACTTAGTTGCCCTCCAAATCACGAATCCCAAAAAAACAAACGAAGCTATTGCTACAATCACTTCATCACTCATCGTCTACTCCCCAGTCAACGCACAAACGCTTTTTATTTTCAAAAATCTTCTCGTACTCATTAGCCTTTGCAATGTCTTGCTCTAACGCATCTTTTTTACCTGCCCTGATTCGATATTTCAGAATGTTACCGAGGCAAAAGCCTTGAAATTGCTCAACTGTCATGCTACGTGCGATGATATCGATTGATTCGATACCGCTAATTATTTGATAGTGTTTCGGATTTTTAATGTTGTCGATCACTGTTTGCTGTTGCGTTAGTTTAGTCATTTCGTCATCCTCCAAATTACAAATGCACAATAAAGCATCATCGCTATCGCTACTATTGCTCCATCACTCATCCCTAAACCCTCACGCACTCAAATTATCGACAAATGAAGCTGTTGTAATTGCATCCAACTGGTTCTTAAGCTCCGCAATTTCTCTTTGAAGAACAATCACTTTTTCGCTATCAACTTCATGTTTTAATTTGTTATAGTATTTTTTAATATAATTTTTTGTTACTTGGTTGTAGTCACCTATCTCTTTCCCTAGTACATGTTTTTTATCAGTGATACAGTTGATAATGCTTCTTTTAATTTTTGGGTTGTGCGCAAGGCTTTCTACAGCACCTAAGAATTCAATTTCTAAACCATTTTTTTTGATAACCGAAAAAGCGCACACCAATTCTTGATAATATTGTTCTCTATCAAAAATAAGCTCTGATAACTCCATATTTAAACCAGTGTTTTTATCGAATACTTTTGCTTCCACTACTTTTTTAACTCTTGCCATTTTTGTATCAACTCCCTCAATTTTGTCTTATCTTCTTCTGAATAATTTTTTACTCGTTCTGCTAACTGCTGTTTAATTTGTACCGTATTAGCTCCACGCTCTCGTATCACTCTCACATAGTCGTACGCTATTTTGTCGAGCATGTGATAACGTCCTTGGGAGCAGTGGTTAACTAACGGCTTTCGCATTATTTTGTCCAATCATGAATTTGCGTTTGATTTCTTGTATTCGATTAAGTGACTGTTCACGCGTTAACGTTACGCCAACTGGTGCGCTACTAATTCGTTTAACTGGCTTTGGCTCTTCGTACCCATCAAGAATTTTTTTTGTCATATCAAGCAACGCGATACGTGCTTGTTCTAACAAATCCTTTTTAGACAGATTGCGCTCTCTCGATTCATACATCAAATCAGTAACCAACCAATAACAGGCGTTATTTGGGAAAGGGTAATCTTCGGCTTCAATAATTCCTCTTTGAGCGCTAAAATCCATTAACATTCTGATTAGCTCATCTGGCGTTGGTAGCCCTATTTGTTCAGATATGCCTTGTTTACACCATGCGATAAATTTACCTGTTGATGGTAAAAAATCGGTATTTTGTGCCCTAGCTACTTTCAACCCCGCTCGTAGATATTCCAGTTTGGTTATTCCGTTTTCCTTGAACGCCTGTAGCCATTGCTGTTTGAATGTTTTCTTTGAGTTTTCATCTTTCAAAACTGCTGATGATGCTGGGAAAACAATGATTAATTGCTCACAAAATAAATTAAAGACATTTGCCACTTCATCAGCTCCCGATGTTTTCTCGTGAACGTGTTGATGTTTAATCATGCCTGTATTGATTAACTCTGCGATATTTTTCATATAACGTTATCCATTTCGTATATCCAGCTCGTATCATCACGCATTGAGCTAGCCAATGATTTATTGCTATTGGTAGTATTACCACGCTGAAAACTACCAGCGTTGTGCAGCCATTCAACCTTGACACTCACCCACCCCCTAGCCATACACTCAGCTAACACGTCATCAGTTGTGTAACCAAGAGATAGACAGGCGTTGATTTGTTTAATTAATAAATTCAATGCCGTTTGTGTCAGTTTTGCCTTTTTGTTTTTTCGATGTTCAACAAAATCATTCCAAACCTGTTCGCTTGGTTGTTGCTGAAAATCAGATAAATTCAAGCCGTTTTTATTTATTTTTTTAATATTACTGATCTTAGTATTATTAATATTAGTATTCTTATATGTCGGATTTATTTCCGAGGTTTCTCGGATTTCGATCCGAGTTTGCTCGGATTTATTTCCGAGGGTCGGATTTATTTCCGAGTTCCATTCTTTGCCTTTTGCTGTTAGTGAAATACAGTCTTTTTCACCATATTTTTTGTAATTGATTAACCCTTTTTCACGTAAAATCTTCAATGCACGATAAACCGTATCAACCTTGTTGTAAGCAAGCGGTATTTCATTGCAAATCATCTGCTTTGATGCCCAATAATAAATTTCACCATCAATAGCAACAGGTTCTGCCCAAGTATGAAGTTGATTAAGCAGATCAAACAACGCCCCTTGTTGCATTGTTAAATCCCACTCAATACATTTGGAGTTATTAATAAAAGACGTTATTCTCATTAACCAATCCTCTTCAACGTGTAGTAATAACAAGCTTTTTTAGTCTTCTCATTGATTTTGTGATATTTGTCTTTCACATAGCCATATTTGAATAATCGCCCTGTTTCCCGAAGTCTTGCGCTAATCGCTGGTGTTGTATCAAACTGGTTAAAACGCTTCTTAATCTCGCGTTGAATATCGTCTAGTGTTCGGTATTTACCGTCACTACAAACAGCTATAACACGCTCTTGTTGTGATTTTGGCTTTAATAGATTTTCATTGTTTAATGTACTCATAATTACCTCGAATTAGTTTGATTACCGTAATACAGCCACTCAACCGAACAATTCAAAGCTTTAGCGATTTCTACGATATTCCTTGGTTTTTCTATGTTTCCAGATTCTAGATCGCTGATTGACTGTTGTTTCATACCAACCAAATCGGCTAAAAAAGATTGACTTATATTTTGCTCAATTCTCTTTTGTTTAACTCGCTCTCCAATTGTCATATTTGCCCTTACTAAATATTAACAGTTATAACTGTATTAAATAACAGTTTATACTGTTTGTCAATTACAGATTTATCTGTATTATTTTTTTTATAACAATGGAGATTTTTAAAATGAATAATCTTGGTCAACGAATCAGAGCACGACGAGAAGAATTGAACTTAACGCAGGAACAAGTAGCTTCACAAGTTGGAATAAAACAACAATCTTATCAAGCAATTGAAAGTGGAGAAGTAAAAAAACCTCGCTATTTATATGAAATATCTGTTGCTCTTAAATGCGATATGGCGTGGCTATTAAGCGGAAAAGAGAAAGAAGTAAAGAATGTAGAACCCATAGCACTAAAAGCTCGCCAAGTGCCTTTAATTAGTTATGTACAAGCAGGAGTTTGGACTGAATCATGCGAATTAAGAGATTCAACAGGATTTGAATATATTATGACATCTTTGGAATTATCAGATAAAGCATTTGCATTACAAATAAAAGGCGACTCAATGGAGCCAGAATTCAAAGAGGGTGATGTTGTCATTATAGATCCAGCCATTAAACCAATTCCTGGTGAATTTGTTGTTGCAATGAACGGCGAATCAGAAGCTACGTTCAAGAAATATCGAGAGTTAGGATATGATGAACATGAAAGAATGCAATTTGAGCTGATTCCGTTAAATCCTGACTATACAACAATGAGTACATTAACCCAGCAAATAAGAATAGTTGGCACAATGGTTGAGCACAGAATATTTAGACGTAAAAGATAATAGTTCAAAATAAAACACGGCTAACCGCTTCGGTGGTCTGGGATTAACTAGAAATAAGGAATATATGAATGGAAAAAAGAAAAATTATTCATGAAGGTGAAATTATTTTAAATGAAACAATAATACCTTGTTATATTCTAGATGATGGAACTAGGGTTTTATCTGGTAATGCAATGCAAAACGCACTAAAGTTACAAGAAGATAATGAAAAAAAATCAGGGACAAGACTGGCCAGATATTTGAATCAAAAAACGCTTAAGCCATTTATTTATCAAGGAAAAAGTCCTGGCCACTATAGCCCAATAGAGTGTTATAAAGGGACTCAAAAAATTAATGGATACGAAGCAACAATATTGGCTGATATTTGTGAAGCATTTCTTGAGGCTAGAAATAATATAAACTTATCTGCCAGACAAAAAATTATTGCAGATCAATGCGAAGTATTGATTAGAGGTTTTGCTAGAGTTGGGATTGTCGCATTAATAGACGAAGCAACTGGATATCAATATGAAAGAGAGAGATTTGAATTACAAAAGATTCTCAACGCTTATGTCTCGGATGAAATATTAAAATGGCAATTAACATTTACTGATGATTTTTATAAAGAAATTTTTAGGTTGTGGAATTTACCATTTATACCTAAATATATTAAAAATAAACCATCTTTTATCGGTAAATTGACCGTCAAATACATATATGATCAAATGCCTAAAGGTGTAATTGAAAAAGTGAAAGATAATATTGGAAAAACAGAAAAAGGAAACTGGAAATACAGATGGCATCAATCTTTAACTTCTGATATTGGTCGAGAGCATTTAAGAAAACAAATCATTGAAGTTACAACACTGATGTCTATTTCTGAATCAAAAGAACAATTTAATTATTTTTTTAAAAAGAAATATAACGAGGAGCCTCAATTACAATTAGAATTTAATGAGTCTCCACCAAAATAAGTTATTAACTAAAACAAAGCCCGCCTAATGCGGGTTTTTTCACGCCTAAAATCCCCCACCACAACTTTAGAACACCTTTCTGATTAAAAAATAATCAAACAAATTAATTACAGTTAAAAATACAGTTTTATCTGTTTACTTATAACAGTTTTAACTGTATTATCATTTCATCAAAACAAATCAACTTAACAAAGTTGAAGCTCTTTAAAAATTCGGAAAGTCGGGACAACTTATAAAGTGTTATTCAAGTAGACAGTGTGAAAGCGAAGCTCATCTTAGAACGAAATGCCTAGCTCCCTCTAAGCTGATGAACGAATAACGCAGAGTAAGGGAGCGCAACACCAGCTGGGGTATGTACCAGTATTCAAATCAAAGCGTATTCATAGAGTGCACTTGAGTTTGAAAATGAGGTGAATAGATGAATAGATTAATGATGATTCTAGCTATATTCGGTGTAATGTTGAGTTTTGCGCTAATTATATTTGGCGTCCACATCCGTAATAACGGTGCTATTCAAAACGGCTTAATGTTTGCATTTTTAAATTTGCTGTTTTGTTATCTGATTAAAAAGCATTGATGCTGATATTTATAATCAGTTTATAACCGACATATGTTATGCACAAGCTAAAGTTGAATATAACAAGAGATTCTGACAGCTCGGAAAGACGAGTACATACTAACATCCTTTCGCCCTCTTTGAGGGCTTTTTTTGACAGATCATTTTAACGAGGAGTAAATCAATGACAAGCAAGAAAATTATTGAACGATTACAAAAACAAAACTGGTTTGTTAAATGTGAAACAGAGCACGAAGTAGCATTAGTGTTAAACGCCTGCGTTGATGCAAAAATTAGCTGGTCGCACGGCGCGTCTGCGTCGTGCTTACCCGACCTGCTTTTACTGAAAAAGCCTTTGTTTATTGAACAAAACACGGAACATGGATGCGGTTTGCGTTGGGATGATCTGGAACCATTTCGCATTGGTAAAAATTGCGAAGACATAACAGATTGGTTTTTCGAAGAATTGAGGAATGAATAATGGAAGAATTAATACCACAAAATGAACATCAAGAGCATATGGTACAGGTTTTATTAGCAAAAATGCAGGGTGTACCAGTTGAATATAAGCGCGGCGCTGATTGGTGCCGAGCAGTCCCTGATTCCGTATCATTGAATACAGAATACCGTATCGCACCTCAATCAACACCTTTACCAATTTCTCGTGAAATGTGGACACTGATTGATAGGACATGGAACTATGCAGCAATAGATGCAAATGGCAGAGTGTTTTTTTTCGAACGTAAACCATACATCGTAGCAACTGATGAATTGTGGAGCAGTAACACAGGAAAATATATAGGGTGCGCATTAGCTATTAATATTGAAGGCATTAACTGGAAATGGTCGCTCACAGAACGACCAGAGGACGTTTAAATGAACACAATACCAACTGATCATGTCGGCTGTAATGTACATGACACAGACCGATTCAGACTAAATTACAAACTAAACAAGGGCGAGCAAATATACGCCCTTTTTTGTACCTACTTTTTGACATTAGGCGGATTGTTTATGCTTATTCGCTGGATGTTAGAAGTAGCGACGGAGTGAAGATAATGACGTGGGAAGAAATATATAGCTCGCTACCCATTCAAGCCAGAATGATTATTGATATAGCAGAAGCGTACAAAGTTGATTTAACAGAATTAGCTAATTTACAAGTTCAAAAACAAGAAAACGACACGCATTTAAATGAGGTTCGATATGGTAGAGATTAGAAAAGCGGTTAGAAAAAAAGCAAAATTAAGATTGGGTATAGCGGCACCCAGTGGCGCAGGTAAAACTTACTCATCATTGCTGTTAGCTTTCGGGTTGGGTCAAAAGGTAGGGTTAATTGACACAGAACAAGGTAGCGGTGATTTATATGCTGATTTGGGCGACTATGACATTATTCAAATTGAAGCCCCCTACACTATTGATAAATATCTACAGGCAATTAAGGCGTTCGAGCAAGCTAATTATGACGTAATTATTATCGATAGTCTTTCTCACGCATGGGCAGGCGATGGCGGTTTATTGGATAAACAAGGGAAAATCGCAGATAGCGGTAAGGGAAATGGCTACACAGCTTGGAGAAGCATCACGCCGGAGCATAATGCGCTTGTTAATACAATGCTAGCAAGTCCGTGTCACATTATCGCAACAATGCGAAGCAAGCAAGAATATGTGCTACAAGTTAACGATAACGGTAAACAAGCCCCCAAAAAAGTTGGCATGGCACCGATTCAGCGTGATGGAATGGAATATGAATTCACTGTCATGTTCGATATTGATATTAATCACAATGCAACATCAACAAAAGATAGAACACGGTTATTTGACGGCAAAATTTTTAAGATTACATCAGAAACTGGCGAGCAATTGCTAGCGTGGTTAAATAACGGTGTTACAAAAGAGCAGGCAGAAGTTAATAATTTCAAAGAAAAGACCTCGAATGTGTCATCTTTGGATGAACTGCAAAAATTATTCGCTATTAGTTTTAATAACTTACGTGGATGCAGCGAGCAAGAAGAAGTTATAGAGCACTACAATCAGTTAAAGATAAAGCTTTCAGAAGGTGAAAATAATGAGACAGTTTAATATTTATTTCGATATAGAAACAATTCCAACCCAGTCTGACAATATAAAAAACTATATTCAAAGTAATTTAACAGCGCCGGCAAATTATAAAAAACCCGATTCGATAAGTGCATGGCTCGAAGAAAACAAAGAACCGGCGTATCGAAAAACCGCATTAAATGGCGGTTTTGGTCAAATTGTCTGTATTGGTTACGCAATCAATGACGGAGATGTGAAGGTAATTCATTTTGATAACTGGGCATCATCTGAAAAAAAATATTGCAATTATTTTTTAATGATTTGATTGAGTGTTATAGACCAAGTTCAGATATTACACCACATTTTATTGGTCACAATATCGAAAACTTTGACCTGCGCTTTATTTATCAACGTGCAATTGTGTTAGGCGTAAAACCACCGGCATTTTTACCGCTCAATAGTAAATCATATAACAATATGTATATATTCGACACAATGACGGAATGGGCAGGTAAACGTAATTACGTGTCTTTGAATGAAATTTGTTTGTCGCTCGGTATACAGCCAAAAGGTGACGAAATAGACGGCTCTAAGGTTTGGGATTTTGTGCGGGATGGAAAATTAAAACAAGTTGCAGACTACTGTGCTGATGATGTTGAAAAAGTTAGAGCAATTTATAAAAGAATAACATTTCAAGATGTTGCTTAATTAATCAAATAACCGTCACTTGGACGGTTTTTTATTAAAAGGAAAGAATTATGACTAGATTAACTAAATCTATCAAAGAGCAAATTTGCAAAAATGCAATTGAACAATCACCAGTAACTAAAGAGCTGAAAACAGTAAATGAAAATTTATCTAAATTAGCTCTTGATGTTTATAACGATAACGTAACATCTGAGCTTCTCAAGGAAGCGGATGAGATAAGAGCTCGTGCGAAAGAGTTGCCATTTTATTATTATTCTGTTTTTCAAATTTGCGACGGAGTGAGATGTAATTTTAACGGGTTACGCGCATATCTAAAATTACCTCCTGAGCGAGTTTTTTATAGATTAGACGAAGGTCCAACATACACCGCCGATCATGAGTTTTCAAAACGATTTTTATCATTACAGAACCAGGTCGAAAACTCAGAAAAACAGATAGAAGATTTACGACAGGAAATTATGGCTATCTTAAATAGTTGTGCAACTCTCAAAAAATTACAAGAGGTATGGCCAGAATCAGTCAACTTTTTAGACGGTATACAAGCAGATGTTATTAAAACTAATTTACCTGCCGTTGTCGTTGAAAATTTAAACAAAAAGCTAGGCATAACAGCAGGCTAAAAATAACGTCTGATATATGCGTTGATAATTTGAAATATACAAGCCGTGTATAACATTGACGGTAGTCACGCCGTTGGCGACAGAGTGACACCCACCCAAATCACTACATCAGAGGGTTTTAAAAATGCCTATTCTAAACAAATCACAAACAGAGAAGCAGAATAAAGATTATTGGCGAACATCAGAGTTATTGATCAATGATGCATTAAAACTGCTGAATATCGGAGTATTCGAAGTTGATGTTTGTTGCTCAAGTGTTGATGTGAAAATTGAAAAAGCTAATTTTTGCATAACTGAGAATCGTGATGCATTGAAATGTAATACATGGTTTTCATTGTACAAGTCGAGTAACACCTCATTTTGTAACCCGCCATTCTCTAAAAAGTGGGATTTTTTTCAAAAGGCAGTTGAGCAGGTTAAAAAATGGAGTAAACAGGTATTGATTGTCTTGCCTTACACGCCAGTGACAAAAGCCTGGCAAGATAATATACACGGTCAAAACTGTATTATTTATGTTCCCGACGGTCGTTATCAGTATTTGTTGCCGAGCGGTGAAAAGTCTGTAAATAGCTGTAATTTTGATACATGCTTGATTCTGCTTGTTCCGTTCAAATGTGGAAATGTAATTGTTAATTATAAGCGAGGTTTAAGTGAGTGAAAAAGTATATGACGTTGATTTACCACCTCCTAAATTCGGAATGTTTGACCCAGTTTTTTATGACGGTATGAAAACAGAAATCGCAAATAATGATATTTATTATGCATATGATGAATCTGGCGTTATGTGCCCGTGGTATCACATCCCCGTTTTTATAGACGGGTTTATTAGCATTCAACTAGTACCAGAAACAGATTTAACGGAGGTGGGTAATGATTAATTGGCGTGATGCTAGCAAAGAATTACCAGAAAACCTTGTTGATTGCATCGTAATTACTAGGTCATTTTCGCAAGACGGGAAAATTATAACTAGCACTCAGAACTCATGTTATTACAGAAGAAGCGATAAATGGGGGTATGTTAATGGCTGTCATGTTTTGGCTTGGGTTTACACGCATGAGTTAATACAGTTGTGCGGATTAAATCAATCTTTAATAGAGGTGAGAAATAACTAAATAAGGAGTAATCATGTCAGAAAAAATAACGTTTGTAGTGAGCGCGCGAATTGGTCCGTCACAAAATGAAGTAGAAATAGAAGTTGATAAAGCTGAATATGAAGCTGCGGAAGATAAAAATGCTTACGCACAAGAGTTAGTTGATTCTTATATTCAAGAACTTGTAGAGATCGGAATAGGTATTAAGGAGTAATTATGAAATATTTTACGTATGACCACAATGGCGATGGTTTTGAATATCACAACACAGAAGAAGAAGCAAAAAGCCATGCTGAACAGCTGCTTGATTATTACATACAAAATGGTGATCCTGATTTTGTTGATATTTGTTGGGGTGAGATTAAAGAGTCTGTGCATTCAAATGATGCAGTGCTTGAGTTAAAAGCAAGCAAGGAGTGATTATGATTACAGATGAAAATTCATTGACACGAACTGAACTATTAAAAGAAGCTATTGTTTGCGTTAAAGAAATTGAAAAAAATGCAAAAACAAATTGATAAACGATTGGAGAAAGAAAATGGCAAATAATTTAAATCAGTGTTTATTCACTGGCAGAATCGGGAAAATCGAGGAGCGTTACACCTCTGATAACAAGTTAATCGTTAATTTCACTATGGCAATTGGTAGCTATAAGAAGAATGGCGATAGCTATGAAGATGTCACAGATTGGGCTAATTTACGAGCGTTCGGTAAGATTGCGGAAAAAGTGCGAGATAAAGGCAAAGGTGCTTTTATTCGTGTTACAACTCGATACAAAACAGATAAATGGCAGGACCAACAAGGCAACAACAAAACAGCCATTTATTTTATAGTTGATGATTTTGAGGCGTTAACGTTCGATAAAAGCAGTAATCAGTCAGCGCAACAACATAAACCGCAAACATCAGCTCAGCAAGATGAGTTTATAGATGATGATATTCCATTTTAATCAATGACTTATAAAGTTACCCACAAAATCTGTTAATAACTCACTGAACAACCACCCTATTCTATTAATTTTACAAACATTCTCACGCTGATTATTTAGCGTGCAATTAGCTATTAACTGAGGTTTTACAATGAATAAATACAGAAAATTACTTAGTGTTATTTGTTGATGAGAGATGAGAAGAAATTATAGGGGTAATTATGGAAATGATTACATTAAAAGATGCGGCAAGAATAACAAAATTATCTTACACGTATCTTTATGAAAAAAGAAAAGAATACGGATTTTCTTTTCAATCTAAATCAAAAAATAGAGTTGGAAAGTGGTTAGTCGATAAAAAAGAGTTTGAAGAAAAGTTCAAAGCAAATCATAATGCAAATCGGCTAACCTCTGAAATTAAGGAGGTAAAAAAATGTCAATTAAAAAACGAGGAGAAGTTTGGCATATTGACATCGTCGCGCCAGATGGCTCAAGAATTAGACGCTCTACTGGTACGGCAGACAAAAAACAGGCGTTAGAATATCATGATCGGCTAAAAGCTGAATTGTGGGAAACGTCAAGAATCAACAAAAAGCCAACTAGGCTTTTTGAAGAAGCTATTATATTGATGTTAAAAGATGGAGAACATCAAGCAAGATTTGACTATAAACAGGCTCACGCAGAATATTTTTTAAATATCTTTTCGGGTAGAGATTTATCAACTATTACTGGTGAGGAGTTAACGAACAGTATACCAACATTTCATGCAAAAACTAAGAAACCAATAGCAAATGGTACAAAAAACCGTTATCGCTCTACGATTCTCAGGGCGTTTAGTTTAGCTCATAAAATGAACTGGATTGATGCTGTTCCCTACATTCCTCGTTATGGTGAGCCTAAAGTCAGAGTAAGGTGGATCACAAAGGAAAAAGCAAGCTTGCTCATACAGAATCTAAAATTACAATGGATGAAAGATGTTTGTTTTTTTGCGCTATCAACAGGTGCGCGTATGAGTGAGATATTTACGCTAACGTGGCACAATGTTGATCTTGTTAATCGTGTAGCAACCGTCACTAACGAAAACGCAAAATCAGGAAAAGCAAGAGCGTTATTACTAAATCATGACGCAATGGAGTTAGTACGTAAGTTAAGATTCAGGAATAATTGTGAATATGTATTCACTCGTTCAACTAAAAAGCGAGTGCGTGATATTGATCGTCGAGATTTTAAACAAGCCTGTCAATTATCAGGAATAGATAATTTTCATTTTCATGATTTACGCCACACTTGGGCAAGCTGGCACGTTCAAGCAGGTACACCGCTCTATACGCTCAAAAATCTTGGCGGATGGGAAACGTTAGAGATGGTGAATAAATACGCTCATCTAAACGCAGATCATATGCTTGAATTTGCAAACAATGTCACATTTACGACACAAGGCTTGCTCAACGACACAATGGGAAACGTAAGAAATGGTTAA